AAACCCGAGTTAAATTTTATAAAGTTGTTTAATAAATTTAAAGATAAAAATTTTGCCGGTAATTTAAGAAAGACTTCCGAATCAATAGGACAAAGTCCAGAGAAAATTAAAGGAATCTTTACTAGAACACTGGGACCAGGAAGCAAATCTTCTGGACATAAACCCATCATATCCATACCTGAACCTAAAAACGGAATTCTTTATTCACAGACTACTACTAATATGAAATCTAATCCAGATGCTTTTAGAGAATTAATAACCCCTGAAACTAAAGATTTGTATCTTTCTCCAAGAGATATTGCTTCTAAACTTGGAATAAATTTTAAAGGCGATAAAGGTCAATATGATTTTTTTGTAAAAGATCTAAAAGATTTAAAAGTAACAAATAAATCGTCTTCTGGACAACAGAAATTGTTTAATTTTGATGAGTCAACTAATAAGATATTAAATAAATATAAAACAAAAAAAATTAAAGGCGAAAAACTAGTCGACTCAAATAGAGTTGAAATTGAAAAAAGATTAGATTCAGAATTATATAACGTTAGAAATAATAATAAACAGAGAATTAAAACTATTTCTAAAGATGAGAATATATACCTAACAAATGCAATAGATGATTTAGGACATACGGTATCAATTAAAGTTACAGATAAATACCCTAAACTGTTTAAAAACTCTGATGTAAATAAGATAAATACTTTAGTATATCAAGATCCTTATCTTAATCAGGATGTTATGAAACTAACTGGCTATGAAACTAGATTTGATTCTATGTTTAAAGAATTAGAAACTTTAGTAAACAAACCTGTTACAGCAAAAACTCAAAAAAAAATCTTAGACATAAAACAATCTATGAATCAAAACTATAAGGGTTTAATTAAAAATTTAACTAATCCTGTAGCGTTAAAATTCATTATGAAAAGATCCGGTAAAGACATATCTTCTTCTCATTTAAAAACTCTTTCACAACAGACAAACAGAATACCTAAAATAGATGTTAAAGTTCCAAAGATAGGTGAGAAATTTTTATCTGAGAACATTTATGCAGATATGTCGAAAGTTAACCCTCAATATATCATGGGCTATGTAGACAAAATTAATCCAGCAGCTAAAAAGTTTAAAGATCTTAGTTTACCTGAACAAAAATTGTATGAAGAAAATCTACTAGATCAATCTGGAATGATAGTAGGAGATTACTATAAAAAAGTAGGTTATCCAAAAGGACAGTTGGACGAATTACAAGAAGCGGTTACTTATGAGCGTTATGCATCTGGTGGGGATGTAAAAAGAACTGGTTTTGAAGTAGGAGGAGACACAAAAAAAATTTTAAATATATTAAAAAAAGATGCTAAATCACCTGTAGGTTGGATTGGAGGTGATATTTTAATCTCTACTATATTTACGGGTAATGCTTTATTGGAAGGTAAAACTTTTGGAGAAGCAATTGACCAAGGTCTTGGTTGGTTTTTACCTAAAGAAGTTTTAGATAGTTATAAAAAAGCTTTGACTAAAGGTATGAGTGAACAAGAAGCCTCTTACATTAAAAAAGCTTTTGATTTAGACACTGCACGTAAAAAGTATGATATGAACCAACTGGAATTAGAAAATTTTGAAAAACAACTAAAAGAAAACCCTGATTTATTTAGTCAAATAACTTCTAAACAAATTAAAAAAAATCGAGAACGATTAAATAAAAATATAGAAGAGTCTGGAAAAACAGGACTAGATTTAATAGAGACTTTTGGAGATTATGAAAGAACAGGATCCGGTAGTGATCTACCTTATATAGAAAATAAAACTAGTAATTCTCCAACATCCCAAAATTATGATAAAGGCTATACAATTGCAATGGATAAACTTTTTGAAGCCCAAAAACAAAAAGGTGTTACCGAAGTTAATAGGTCAAAACAATTTGAACTTGGGAGAGAGTACTCTAAACATTTAAACGATATTATTATGCCTAATCAAATAGAAAAAGCTTTAGGAAAAGGAGATAAAAATTATCAAGATTTTGATTTTTTAGGAGATAAGTCAGGGCAATTCACAGATTACACTCCGTCCCCTACTAGACCCTTTGCACCAATTACTGCACCCATTGGACAACTTGCTCAAGGATATGCTGCAACTAATTTACCTTTTGCAGATAAATTACAAAATTATTTAGAAAATATTGCAATATCTAGAAATAAAAAAAATTTAACTGAACTTTCAACTATGGATAATTTAACACAAGAAGAATTTAATAGAGCCAATGAACAATTTGCCCAAGGCGGACTAGCCGGATTAATGAAAAAGTATTATGACTAAAGACAATCCAACACTTGTAAAAAACATGAAACATGTTAAATGGAAGGAGATCCCTCCTTTGAAAGGACCAAATTCTCAGGGGTTGATTAAAGATAAAAAACAAGATAAACCAATACAGGAGAATAAATATGGCAGATATAGATAAAGCTCTCCCAAATGTTAAAAGACCTGAAGAGGAAGTTGTAGAAGAAATTAACATTGGGGAAATTGAAGAAGCACCAAAAGGTCCAGTAGAAATTACAGATGAAGAAGATGGCGGCGCAACTATCGACTTTGATCCTAATGCAGTACAGATGCCGGACTCCGGTGATCCGTTTGCAAATTTAAACGATCTTCTTCCAGAAGACGTTACCGATACTATAGGTAATCAATTACAAAGTGATTACGCAGAATATAAAACTTCCCGTGCGGATTGGGAAAGAACTTATATTACTGGTTTAGATTTATTAGGTTTTAAATACGACAATAGAACAGAACCTTTCCAAGGAGCTTCAGGTGCAACTCATCCAGTTCTTGCAGAAGCGGTTACACAATTTCAATCTTTAGCTTATAAAGAATTATTACCTTCAGATGGACCGGTTAGAACTATGGTTATGGGTGCAACAAACCCGCCAAAAGAAGCACAAGCTCAAAGAGTTAAGAATTTCATGAACTATCAATTGATGGATCAAATGAAAGAATACGAATCTGAGTTTGACCAAATGTTATTTTATTTACCATTATCAGGTTCAACATTTAAAAAAGTTTATTACGACGATTTATTGGGACGAGCAGTATCAAAATTTGTTCCAGCAGATGACCTTGTTGTTCCGTACACGGCTACTTCATTAGACGATGCGGAAGCAGTCATCCATGTTATAAAAATATCTGAAAATGATTTAAGAAAACAACAAGTAGCAGGTTTCTATTCTGATATAGAATTAGCCAAACCACAAGATTCAATTAATAATGAATTAAAACAAAAAGAGAGAGAAGTAGAAGGAATTACTAAATCTCAAAGAGTAGAATCTATGTACACTCTAATTGAGTGTCATGTTAATTTAGATTTAGAAGGATTCGAAGACGTTGGTGAAGATGGTGAACCAACAGGAATAAAATTACCTTATATCGTAACAATCGATGAAGGTAGCAGAAAAGTTTTATCTATTAGACGAAACTTTAAGCCCGAAGATCCCAAGAAAAATAAAATCCAATATTTTGTCCATTTCAAATTTCTGCCCGGACTAGGTTTTTATGGCTTAGGATTAATTCATATGATTGGCGGATTAAGTCGTACTGCAACTGCGGCTCTCCGTCAGTTATTGGATGCAGGGACATTATCAAATTTACCAGCAGGATTTAAACAAAGAGGCGTTAGAGTTCAAGATGACGCTACAGCGATTCAACCCGGAGAATTTAAAGATGTAGATACTCCAGGTGGAAATCTAAAAGATGCTTTCGTATTCTTACCTTATAAAGAACCATCACAAACATTATTACAGTTGATGGGGATTGTAGTTCAAGCAGGACAGAGATTCGCATCAATTGCTGACATGCAAGTTGGTGATGGGAACCAACAAGCAGCTGTTGGTACAACTGTAGCTCTTTTAGAACGTGGTTCAAGAGTGATGTCAGCAATCCACAAAAGACTATATTCTTCATTGAAGAACGAATTTAAATTACTCTCAAATATTTTTAAAACTTATTTACCACCCGAATATCCTTATGATGTTCCTGGCGCTTCAAGAAATGTTAAAGTTACAGACTTTGATGACAAAGTAGATATTTTACCGGTAGCTGATCCAAACATATTCTCAATGAGTCAAAGAATATCAATGGCACAAACACAATTACAATTAGCTCAATCTAATCCACAAATGCATAATATGTATATGGCTTATAGAAATATGTACTCAGCAATTGGTGTAAAAGATATTGATGCAATATTACCTGCACCTCCAGCTAATCAACCAAAAGATCCGGCGTTGGAACATATTGATGCAATGGGAGCAAAACCTTTTCAAGCGTTTCCAGGTCAAGATCATAGAGCACACGTTACAGCACACTTAAGTTTTATGGCTTCTAACTTTGTTAGAAATAATCCAAGTATAACTGCATCTCTCGAGAAAAACATTTTAGAGCACATTTCAATCATGGCTCAGGAGCAAGTACAATTAGAGTTTCCACAAGAAATGCAAATGTTACCACAGATGCAACAAGCAGCAGTTCAGAATCCTCAAGCTAAACAACAGTTTGAACAAATTTCACAAAAGATAGAAGCTAGAAAAGCTATTCTAATTGCTGAAATGACTGAAGATTTCATGAAGGAAGAAAAATCTATTACGGACCAATTCGATCATGATCCATTATTAAAACTTAAAGAAAGAGAAGTTGATCTTAAAGCTATGGATGCAGAACGTAAGGCAAAAGAAGATGACGCCAGACTAAATTTAGATAAAACTAAATTTTTACAAGGTCAACAATTAGATGAAGCAAAATTAGAACAAAATGAAGA